TCTATTTATAATAAAAAAGACTATGAGTTTAGATAAAACTATATTCAGAGACAAGACTTTATCTGATATTTTCGGTGAAATCTACGATAACTCTACGGCAACCCGTGCTCAAGTAAGAGGTTTAATAGGAGAACTTAAACCTTTAATAGAAAATATTGGTGATGCTACATTAATTGTACCTATGATCAAAGAATACATGGAGATAGGTGTGAAAAATGACGAGCATCTTATTAAATTAGCGACTGTTGTACAGAGAATCGAAGCAATTCAGGCTAGAGGAGGTGATGGAGAGATGTTTGACTTCTCAGAACTACAGGATTTGCTTGAAGAATCGGAAGAAACAGCTCAAAACGTAGACGATATTCAAAAAGACGAAGATTCTGAATAAGAATGGTAACTGGATATAATTATAACCTTTTTTCTGGGGCTACTAATAGTGAGGCCTCTAATTTAACTTCTAATTCTAACAGTAATAATGTAATTCCTGTTAGAGTAGTAGACGTAATACTTGATGACACTCAGCAACCTGAATGGGATGAGTTAGGAAGATCAGAAGCTTTAGGGGCTATTAAGTATAGATTACTATCGAGCGATATTGATGAAAGCGATCCCACCCAGCTACCTGTAGCTTACCCGTTAAGAAATGATTTTAAAAAGTTACCTTTAAAAAATGAAATAGTATTACTTATAACCGCACCAGGTCCTCAATTAGACGGTAGTACCCTTAATGTAAAAACGTACTACGATACTATTGTTAATCTCTGGAACCATCCAAATCATGCTGCATTTCCAGATAATATAGATAAGGAACTAGATTTAGGTGAAGAAATAGACGAGCTTACAGAAGTAAATCCTATGCAACCTTTTCCTGGCGACATTATATTAGACGGTAGACAAGGACAGTCACTTAGGTTAACCGGATTTCCCTCTACTAAGAATGAATTTGTAGATAGTACAAACATAGGAAAGCCTCTTACTATATTAAGTAATGGACAAAAACAAGCTGAAAACCCCTACGATGCTATTATAGAAGACGTAAATCAAGATGCTTCCTCTATTTATCTTACATCAGATCACCTAATACCGTTAGAGCAAGCAAGAGATAAAACAGATTCTTACGGAACTAACCCCGCTCCTCCTTTAGCAAACCAGTATAAAGGTTCTCAAGTAGTTGTTAACGGTGGTAGATTATATTTTAATGCAAAAGAAGAGGGTATATTTCTTAATTCGAATGAATACTTAGAGCTTCAAAGTAATTATATAAATGTAGACGGAGTTAAAGAAGTATCTCTAGATGCTGAACTTATATTTTTAGGAGCTGGTGTAGCTGCAGCAAGTCAAGGAGTTAAAGAACCAGTTCTTTTAGGTAATGCAACTTTACAGACTCTTAATTCGTTAGTCGAAGTAGTAAAAGGAATGGCTAATGCGATGTCTAAAGCAATTACAGTTGATGCTAAAAAAATTCCTGGCCTGAATAATAGAGGAGCATTATCAGTTCGCCAGCTAAACAATATTCAAAAAAATAGTGGTTTAAATAAACCATTTGGTACATCTCCGCTAAAATCTAAAAAAGTATTTGTTGAGTAATGCCTTGTAGAATTCAACCTTCATCGTTATCTGGATTGCTTGCTGAGATACTTGGCAGGATAGAAGCTGAGGTGCTCGGAAGGCTTAACGATGAGTTATTACGTATACTAAGTAAATTTTCTAATCAATGTCCGCCAAAGTTAGAGTTAGAGGAGTCAATAGCTAAATTAAACAGACTTATAGCTGTAGTAAATAATTTTCAAGGTAGAATAGCTCCTTTCGAAAGAATGGTAACGAAATTAGACCCTCCACTTGATTCAGCAAAAAAGTTAGTTACAGTACTTAAATCTATTTCTATCCCAACTACTGTAGGAGCACCTCCACCGTATGGAGGGGTAATTTTTAGCGTACCTATAAAAATAACTAATAAATACAGTGAATTGTTAAGATTGGCCTGTGAGCTAGTAGTTTCTATTGAAGATGATATAAAAGCCTGTAAAAGTTTATTAGAATCAACATCATTAACGTTTAAAGGCCCTTCAATACCCTCAGTAGGAGTTCCTCCTGGAGTATTAAATACTATCAATGAAATATTATCTTTAATAGAAGGATGTGCACAAGAAGCAGGTTTATCTCAAGATGAACTTAGAAAGTTAAGAGACGCAGCAGATTTAGGAGAAACAGGAGTAGCAGGCTCTGTCGATTCAGAAGTACCATTTAGAAGTTCTAACGGAAAAGATTATACCTTGTCTGTACAAACCGATCCAAACTCTCCTTCCATAGCACCTAGAAGGTTTGCAGTAGCAAAAGATCAGATAGGAGTGATAGTGTTAAGAGGTCCTTCTTCATTTGCTTCTTCTACTGATGTATTAATAAAAGAATTAAAATTTAGAATAGATAATCAACTTCCATAACATAACTATTTATATATATGAAACTCGATCAATTAAGAAAAATCATACGAGAAGAGGTTAAAGCAGCTGTTAAGGAGGAGTTACAGGATATGCTTACAGAAGCAGTTCGTGTTGCTAGTCAACCAGATGCTAAACCGAATGTTCAACAATTTAAATCACCTACTAAAATTCAAGAAGCTCAACCACCCAAATCCTCAGATCCTATAATGGAAATGATAAATCAGACTAAAGCTTCTATGACTAACTCAGAATATCAAAACGTTTATACCGGAACATCAGATATGGTTCAAAAACCAAACTTTGCTGAAATGATGGCTTCCAATATGGGAATGGTGGACTCAGGCCGCCCTTCTCCAGGTTTAGATATCTCTCAGTTTGATTTTGTAAAAAAAGCAGGAGCTATATATAAAGCTTCAGTTGAAAAAGATAAACAAAAATACGGAGTAGTATAAAATGGCGTTTGAAGTAAAGAAAATAGATCCGCTAGATCTTCAACCCCGCAAAGGAGTTGGAGTATCTCTACCTTTTACGGCACCGGGTGTGTTTGAAATTACTTATGAAACAAAAGATGCTATAAAAACTAATATGATTAATTTCTTTTTGACAGGTACGGGAGAAAGATTTCTAAACCCAACTTTTGGGAGCGGTTTAAGAAATTTACTTTTTGACCAACTAACTCAGGAAAAAATTGATCAGATTAAAGATGTCATTCAAGACGGTCTTAATATCTACTTTCCTCGAGTTATAACTACAGATATGCAGCTAAATGCTCAACCAGATAGTAATTCGGTGTTCTTTACTATGTCGTATAGAATATCTGAAACAAATATAGAAGATTCGTTAGTAATAAATTTTGATCAGTAATGGCTCAAGAAAGAGATATAAAATATATTAATCGGGAATTTACCGATTTTAAAGATCAACTTGTACAGTATGCTAGGAATTATTTTCCTGATACGTATAATGATTTTTCCCCTACATCACCCGGTACTATGTTTATAGAGATGGCAGCATATGTAGGAGATGTACTATCATTTTATCAAGATACTCAACTACAAGAGACTTACCTACAGTATGCTAAAGATCCAGGCAACCTATACAACTTAGCTTATATGTTAGGATACAAACCTAAAGTATCTACAGTATCAGAAGTAGAGCTAAGTGTAAGCCATAGAGTACCTAGAGCAAGTAATTTTGAACCTGATTTTGAAAAAGCACTCACGATAGATGCAAATGCAGTTATAGGAGCATCAGTGAATGGTGATATAAACTTTGTTATAGATAGAAAAATAGATTTTGCAGTCTCTTCTTCATATAACCCTACGGAGGTGAGAATTGCTGAGTTAGACGATAACGGAAATCCTGCTGAATATACTCTTACTAAAAAAGTAAAAGCCTTCTCAGGGACGGTAAAAACCATAACAGAGACAGTAGGAGCAGCAGAACAATTCTTGACTATTACATTAGATGATGAAAAAATCATTCAAATTTTAGATATTACCGATAGTGATGGCAAAGTCTATAGTGAAGTACCATTTTTAGGTCAAGATACTGCTTTAGAAGAAGTAGCAAATTTAGCACAAGACTCTATAGAAGTACCTTATATTTTAACAGCCACAAGAGTTCCTAGAAGATTTACTACTAGATTTAACTCTTCAGGGCAGCTTTTAATTCAATTCGGAGCCGGTATAACCGGACAGCTCGATACTGAATTTCTTCCTGATCCAACAAACGTAGGCTTGGGTACATCTAACGGCGTATCAACCATAGATAAAAATTACGATCCTAACAACTTTTTATACTCCTCAGCTTATGGAGTAGCTCCTTCCGATACTACATTAACTATTCGCTATATGACCGGAGGAGGAGTTGAATCAAACGTTCCAGCTAATACTATTATTAATCAAAAAACAGTAAGTGTTTCTGGTGATACTGATTCTCAATCTTCTCTATCCTTTACTAACCTCCAACCAGCAACCGGAGGAAGAGATGGAGATACGGTAGAAGAGTTAAGAGAAAACTCAAGACGAGCTTTTGCAGAACAAGGCCGAGCTGTTACTTTACAAGATTATTCTTTTAGAGCTTTAACTTTACCGTCGCAATTTGGTTCTATAGCTAAAGCGTATGTAACTCAAGACCAGCTTGTTAGTCGAAATTCAGCTACAGATAATATTATAGATTCCAATCCTTTAGCTTTATCTATGTATGTTTTAGCTTTTGATGGTAATAAAAAAGTAGTAAACGCAACAGCTAATTTAAAAGAAAACTTAAAGACTTATATCTCTCAATATAAGATGATAACTGATGCTATTTCTATAAAAGATGCTTTTGTAGTAAATATAGGTATTAATTTTGAGATAATGATTAGACCTAACTATAATGGAAGAGATGTTTTACTTAATTGCACTAATGAATTAAAAGATTTCTTCGATATTTCTAAATGGTCCATTAACCAACCTATCAATCTTTCATTAATTTATACTTTACTCGATAGAGTTAAAGGAGTACAGACAGTAGAAAACATTGAAGTCGTTAATAAGCAAGGCGGAGAATATTCAAGATTCGCCTACGATGTAAAAGGAGCTACAAAACGCAATGTAGTTTACCCTTCTTACGATCCAATGATATTTGAAGTAAAATACCCTAACAGTGATATTAAAGGTAGAATAACAACATTATAATGGCAGTATATAGAATTTTTCCTGAAAAAGACACATTTATTTTTACCGAAACTCCTTTAGGGAACGCAGGTAAAGATGAGATATTAGAACTTGGAGGCTATCCAAACACATCTGATATTGGTCAAACAAGCCGTATACTACTTCAATTCTCAGATACTGATATCGATAATGTAGTAGATAACGAAATAGGTAGTACGAATTTTAGCTCCAGTATTCACTTATATTTAGCTGAAGCTTCTGAATTACCGGTAAGCTATACAGTTTATGGCTACCCTATCTATATTAATGGAAACGATTGGGATAACGGTACAGGTAAGTTCGGCGATCTCCCTACTAATAAAACTGGAGCAAGTTGGACATATATATCTGCTAATGAATTGAATGCTTGGCCTACATCAGCTCACCCAGCAGGAGTTACCGCTTCGTTTGGGGCTACTACTGGAGGAGGTAACTGGTTTACTTCTTCTAACGATGAAAATGTAGAAGCATCACAAACTCATGGCTTAAATTCAACTCACGATCTTACACTTAATGTAACTACTGCAGTAAAGCAGATTTATAGCGGTTCTCTTACTAACCGAGGATTTATACTTAAACTACAAGACAGCTTAGAAGGATATACCTCAGCTTCTATAAGATTAAAATATTTTGGAGGAGATACAAATACTATTTACCCTCCTTACTTAGAATTTAAGTGGGATGATAGTGCATACGATACAGGTAGTTTATCTTTACTTTCTACCGATCAAGCAACTATAGATATCAAGAACAATGTAGGTGAGTATGCTGATACCGGTAAAAAAAGATTTAGAGTAATATCTAGACCGCAGTATCCAACTAGAGCTTTTCAAACATCCTCAGTTTATACAACTAACCATGCTCTTCCTTCAGGTTCATATTGGGGGCTAAGAGATGAAAATAGTGAAGAAATGATAGTAGATTTCGATACAGACTTTACTAAAATTTCGTGTGATAGCAATGGACCTTTCTTCGATGTTTATATGGGAGGGTTGCAGCCGGAAAGATATTATCGTATATTAATCAAAACTGAATTAGATGGTAGTACAGTTATCATCGATAATAAGAATATTTTTAAGGTAGTACGTAATGGCTAGAAATCTTAAAATAAGCAAAACCGTATTTGATCAAACACAATTTGATCAGGTAATAGATAGAGAGTTTAAAACTTTTACTAAAGCTGTACCTGCTGTTGATCCCGATACTGTTGAAGAGCTTTTTAGATTATATGAAAAACTTTACTATACTATACCTTTGGAAGGACCTGAAAACTCTCATACGTTTTTAATTGAAGAAAGTTCTAAACTAGTAGACTATGAAAAATCTACCGAAGAAATTCAGCCTCTTTTAGATGAAATCACACAGCTTAGATTACAGCTTGTAGAAGCAAATTCAACCATAAACGATTTAGAATCAGAACTAGCTCAGAATGGCGGATAATAAGTACAATGTTAGACCTACTGGACCAGGAGATATAGCCCAGTATAAAAGATTTTCAGATGAAGATTCAAATTTAATTGAATCTTTTAATATTAATTCTACGTTTGATTCTCAAAAAAATGTAGCTGAACTTCATATATATACTTCTGGTAATTCTCTTCTGCGTTCTATTTCAAATTACACCAACTATAAAGTACAGCTTAACTCAGGAGGAAGTAATGAAGGTTCAACTTCTATTTATGTAGATCCTGCTCAAGACGCTACATCTTATGGTTATAATAACGGAGGAGTTAAACTACTCTACCTATTTTTCGATAATCTTTTCTCTGAATCAAAATTAGGTCCTAAATTATACCTTAAAGAGATATCGAACGATAGAACAGAGTTAAAATTAAGCTCTACAGGTATTTTAAATGAAGACCTGAAAAAATACTCTTTAGCTATAAAAGATAGAATAGAAGATACTTCTTTCTTTTCAGAGTTTCGTCTTAATTTTGGTAATAATAATCTTTACATAGGAATAAACATAGACTATAATGATGAAGAAAATGTTGTTGTAGTTAAACTATATGAACCTCTTCCTGTTAATGTAGATATAAAATCTACTTTAGACATCTCTGAGTTTGTCTCTGACCCTATATCATTTGAAGTAGAAGCTGAATTTACCCCAGATGCTCCTGCTATACCAAGATTAAGAGAAGCTAATTTTAATTTAGAACTAGAAGAAAATACAGCTACTCCTTCACAGTTTTTTAACTATGATGAATTGTTTAGCTACTCAGTTGATAATTCAAACTATCAGGTATTTTCTTTATTTAATGAAAAAGGAGCAGAGCTATCTATAGATCATTCAAACTATGAGGATTTCATACATTTCTCTTCTGCAGAGGAAAGACTTATTAATTTTAAATACAAACTAGATCTATTAGGTAACTACTCAGCTAGTATTCAAAATATCAATACTGAATTAGGAAGCAGTGGCGTTACAAGTGATAAAAGTCACTATGAAAATTTAATAGAAGGTATAGTTAATAATTTTGATCATTACGAAAGATTTCTTTACTTTGAAAGTGGCTCTTACTCTTGGCCTAAAAGTAATAATCAAAAACCTTACGCTAACCAAGCATCATCAACTGCTGAAGCTATAACTTGGTTTGCTGATCAAAGGACTGCTGCAAATAATTACGATGTATCTAATTTTAACGCTTTAACTAATACCATACCATCTTTTATAAGAGAAGATGATAATAACGCTCAGTATACATTATTTGTTCAAATGATTGCACAGCACTTTGATAATCTTTGGATTTATTCAAAAGCTGTATCTGATAAATATAATGCAGATAATAGAGTTAATGTAGGGGTATCTAGAGATTTAGTAGAAGCAGCTATTAAAAGTTTAGGTGTAAAGTTATATAACTCATCTGATTCGTTACAAGACTTATTTAAATATTTTGTTGGAGAATTTTCAAAAGACACCGATGAAGTAATTAACCAAAATGTTCAGGCAGGTAATATAGTAACTCGTACTAAAGAGGTAATAGACGAAGAAGTTATATCAACTCCTGTTGAAGTAACAACCGGAGAATTTACAGGGTTAGTAGTAAAAATGAAACCTTCATTTACAAGAGTAGGATTTGGCGGACGTGGGTTTAAAATGGCAGAATTGATAGATCCTACCACTGTTCCATGGGCAGATCCTGATTTAAATATAGATACAATTACTGGCAAAGAATTAGCTGCTCAATTTAAACCCGGTACATACTTCAGAAGTTCTTTTAACTCAGGATTGATACTAGGAGAAGGACTCGGAGCGAACCCCTATCAAAGATTCAAATTTAGTCACGGAGAACAACCTAATGATGTAAAGATTGTAAAAAATCCTCAGAATTTAACTAAATTTACTACCTATAAAGACTATTTTATAACGTTTAAATTCAACAGCGATAGAACTGACCCAGTTACTGGAGAAGTTGTTCCTGCAGGCACTTACGGACCGTATAGGTATATGCTTTCTGGTGGGTTTGATAGAATACCTGGTTATGATTTTCCAAGAGGTGAAATTCATAAATCAAATGGTAGAGGAAGTTTTACCCTTAACGCAGGACAATCTAATAGATTTAGTGAGTTTCTTAAAAGACCTAGTATCACATTTAGTTTTCGAGATAGAGATGGTAAAGGAATATTTAACCTTCTTCGAGCAGGAATGACACGTGATGAAATCGACAAAAATGATACTGAATTACAGTATGGAATCTTTACAGCTGATAATTTTGATGTTGAAATTACTATTAGTGATGAACAAAATATAGAAACGACTTCTATTATTTACGAAACTGAAACAATTACGACTACTAAGACTGTTGTAGAAAAAGAAGTAAGACCTTTTGAAACTTTACCGAAAGATTTATATCAGAAAAGTGTTTATAAGAGAATTTATCATAACTTACCTTTCTTACTTAAAACAAAAGGTACTCAAAGAGGATTAAGAGCGTTAATAAACTGTTTTGGTATTCCTTACAATATAATGAAGATTAAGACTACCGGTGGTAGAGCAACCTCGGAAAGACCGTTTTTTGGTACTGAATTACAATCGTCGTTAGAACACAGCAACATAAGAACTGATAACCTTGATAGCATTATCTCAGGCGATACCTTATCCCAATTTACGTCTGTAACTAAGCCTGGGGATAGTTATAATCAAGATTTACACAATATAGAAGTAGGATTTTCACCTACGGATAACTTGAATGCTTTGATAGTAGAGACTTTAGGTAATACTTTCAATGTAGACGACTATATCGGTGACCCTAGAGATCTTACAGCTGAAAGCTACAATGGTCTACTTGCTCAAGTTAAAACAGCTCTAGCAGATGTAACCGAAAAATATGACGTTAAAGATTTTATTCGATTAATAAGATTCTTCGACAACGTAATATTTAAAATGATAAAAGATTTTGTACCTGCAAGATCTACAGTTGATACAGGGGTTGTAATTAAACCTCACCTATTAGATAGATCTAAAGCTAAATCTGTTGTACTTTCTTTAACTCAACCAGAATACAGTGGGTCTATAAGCGTTGGAGAATACTCAGGTTCTTCCGGCGGTATATTTAAAGGTTCAGCAACCGGCAGTAACGATATAAACGGCAATCCGATACCGGTTAATATTGAAGGTGAATACGATACAGCTTATACTACAGTACTGACTACTCCTGATGGATTAAAAGTAAAAAGCTACGAAGGTCTATCCGATCATAACTCAGAACAGGCTAAGTATGATGGAGAATTGCAGGGTTCTAATATCAAGCTATCTGATGGGGAACTTAATAAAGCTAATACTTTAAAGCAAATTAAATATCCAACTATTAAGTATAATATAAGATTCTTAAATGAACCACCTATAGAGGTGTGTTTCTTAAAAGATCAACCTTTATTTAAGTGGAAAGTAAAAGAAGAAGATTATCAAAACACCGATACTACCGCAGGTAATGAACTAATCATTCAGTCTCTTTTCGGACAAGGAAGCACAGTAGAACAAATATTTTTAAACAATTCACCTGATCAGCTTAAAGAACCAGACGGAATAACCGATTCTACTGTATTTAGTACTAGAAAGCATTTTAATCCTCCTCAATATGAGTTCTTGTTCTTCGAGGCTCGTAACAGCCTGCAGGTAGAAAGCAGTGATGATAATGATACTGATGAATTTTGTAACGGAAGAATTACTGTACAGATTATAAGATGTGCAATATCATCTAAAAATACCGAAGGAATTGCTACTAGAGTAAGTCCTCTTGAAACTAGTTTTAACTTAAGAGATGAGTTATTTAACGGCTTAGATACTAATGGCGAGCATACAATATTAGATCCAGCACCAGATAATTTTAATAAACCAATAGCCGACCCTAGAAAATATAATTTTAAAGATAGAGGATTCGTTGAAGGTCAAGAGATTACATTTACAGTAATAGACGATCATGACTCTGATTGTCGAGCATCATCAACAGTAGTATTCTCTGATTGTGAGCTAAAGTCTATATCTGGATTTCCTGATGATGCTTTTACACCTTCAAATTCTAATAGAAGATTTCTAGATGTTAGTAAAGGGTTCGAAGGGAACAGAGATGGAGATGATAATAATACCGCTGATTATTTTGTTTCAATATACTACTCTAAAGTTTTAACTAGAGATCAAATAACTAAATTAAAAAATGAAGGAGTAGAAATTGTTGCTGAACCAGGAGGTGACAGTACGTATCTAGTTCCTTATGATTTAACACAGGCAGGTTTAGATTTTAATAATTCTTATTTTGATAGCGGGAATATAATAGTTGATGAGTTTAATGATTCAACAGCAGCTTCGTTAGGAATTACAGCTCAATCTTTTATCAAAATATCAGGAGATTTTACTTTATTTAATTTAACACCAGATACTTTACGTTCAGAGCTATTTAATACCTTTCCTAATGATTTAAAGGATAACGATCAAGGTATTAATCCAATCAAAAGAGTACAATTTAGAGCAATCGATCAAAATGTTCCTACTTGTAAAGCTAAAAAAGACAGTACTACAAATTTAAACAGGGACGAAGGTACTCTTTCAGGATCAAATCGCATACCTGCTTCAGTTCGGCTAGTTAGAAAATTAGATGCTGTAAACTACAACGGTGATGAATGTAAATTTATTAATGCGAATATGTGGTGTGCCAGTGGGCCCGGCGGAGACGGTGTTAATGCAGATACGTACGAAAAATGCTGGAAAAGCGGTGCTACATACTATTTTGACCATAGAGATGAAAGTGGTCCTTTGGTGGGGAATTATTGTATGCCCGGTATAGATAGATTAGTAGGGTATACTATGTATAAAAAATTTAAAGCAGGTGTTACTATTAACGATGATGTGTTCTCTGATGTAGCTTCTGACGGTACTTACCTGTATGCTAGTAAACAAAACTCAGGTAATACTAGCCGAGTTTTGAATCTGTGCAAAGACGATTCTTTAACAGGAGGGTTAGCTCAAGTTGTAATTAAAAACGGAAAAGTTTACAGAGTAGACAAATGTAGATAGTAGTAATTTATATTTAAAAATAAAAAAATGAACCAAAGCGTTTTCTTAGCGATACACGATGTACTGTCAACGGTAGTAAATACCGGACAGACTATAAATATAAATTACGATCTGACCGGAGATCAGATTAATGTAAGAGGTATTAATTATGATATAGGTCAGATAAAAGGTATTACAATTACTACTTTAAGACTTTCTAATGATAATGAAAACGATAGTGATTTCGATATTACTACTATTTTACAGCAAGTTGAAAAAATAACTTTCACTATTTCATTTGGAAGTTTTGAAGATCAAGAAATAGTACTTGATGTAAAAAACAGAAGAAAGGTAGGAGGCAAAAATGACTTTTTCTATTTTGAAGTAAACCCAATTAATTTTATAGAATATTGGGAAAATAACACAGTATTCTCTTCTACTCAAATTTTTGCTTCTCCTATATTGTCAAATGTCAATTTTGCTTTTGATGATTACAATCCTATATTAAATAACAGTATAGCAAATCGACCTTCAACTAAAAGACAAGTAGCTGATAGAATAAGCTTAGATATTCACCCTTCTAACTTAGACACTATACTTTCACAATCAGCTACTCCAGCTGAAATACCTGACAGTAATTACACTTTAACCGGTTTAGTAAATTCTAGATACGAAGGAACTAAAACAGATGCAGAAAAGTTTGGAGGAGTTCTACCGGCATTTACAGGAAGAACTTTTGTAGGAGAACAATTTCCGAATGTAGTAACTAACTTAAAGATATCATCATCTTTAGAACAAGATAGAACATATAAAGATTTATTTCATTCCGGTGAAGGAGAATTGCCTAGTTTTCAAATAATATCTAGTTCGTTTAACACAGATAGTACCGGCACATCAGGAACTTTAAGTAATATTACCGTATCTACTACTACAGCAAGCGTAGAAAGCGGAAGCCGAGTAAATAGCGGAGATATAGTATATATTTCAAGTTCACAAGGTCAAGAGTTTATGAGAGTTAAAAAAATAGATACTGATAAAAATATTTTTACTGTAGAAAGACAGTACCTTTCAGATAGAAATATAACTAGTGATCTTATTAACCACTCTGCTAATATAAGCATTCAACTTATTAATCCAACTAAAATATTTGAATTCGGTAGCGGTACAACGAAAATTGAACTAGTAGAAAACGCTAAAATATTAGTAAAAGAATCAAGATTAATTTTAGAAACCGATAAATACGGAAATGTATTTACCTCAGCAAGTCTTGATTTAGTATAACATATAATAAAACGTAAAAATAATATATTTATATAAAACACAACTAAGAAATGGGATATTTAGATAATTCGATTGTAACAGTAGATGCAATCTTAACCAAAAAAGGACGAGAGTTACTTGCAAGAGGTGACGGGTCTTTTAAAATAACACAATTTGCAGTTTCTGATGATGAGATAGATTACACTCTATATAATCCAAATCATAGCCTTGGATCTCAATACTATGGAGAAGCTATCGAGAACATGCCACTACTAGAAGCATTTCCTGACGAAACTCAATCTTTAAAATATAAAATTACAACTCTACCTAGAGGTACAGCTAAATTACCTATCTTAGATGTAGGTTATACCTCTATCAGACTTAAACAAGGAGCTTCTCTTGCAATTACTCCTCAAACTTTAAACTATCTTGGTTCTTCTCAAGCTTTTGAAGCCGGTGGGTATACAGCCACTATTGCAGACGCTAGAGTATTAAACACCTTTAACGGTGTAGGTATTAACACAGAAGAAGCAGAAAGACTTAACTCTACTACAACTCTTGGAACTAACGTTTCAAAAACAGTAGTAGGAACATCTATTAACCTAACAGCAACTACAGTAAATACTTTATTTGGTTCTCAATCAACTCTCCAAACCACAGTTACCATAGTAGGTAGAGATTCAGGAGCAAGAGTATCAGTACCGGTAACTATTGTAAAAGTAAATCAATAATAAGCTATGTCGTATAAAAGATTAGACCCGGAAGATATATCAATAAGTGCTGAATCGGTAGTTGCTCCTTTATTTTCTAATGGTGAAAAATACCTAACTTCTTTTTTTACCTCTTCAAACCAAGCAGCATCTTCGAACGGAAGATTTTATTTTAACGTATTCCATCAAGATCCAAACCCAGGCTCAGCAAATCAAACTACTGCATTATCTCAATTTTCAGTAGCATATGGACATAAAACAGGTTTAGGTGCAGCACCTTACAACTCAGGTGAAGTTGGAAAGTCTCCTACTTCTACAATTTACGGACAGTATAGAAATTTAGTATTCGGAGATGAAGATACTGATTTTACTTTCGGTAGCATAGCACAGGATGATTTTTATGTACTTTCTTTTGATAGAGCAAGATACAAAGAAAAACTTCTTCCTGGAAGTTTCAATTTAAAATTGCAAACAGATATTGGTGGTAACACCAAAGTTTTACATTTAACAGATAATAGCAAGGATGTAACTTCAATATCATTTGTTGACGCAGGAAGAGTATTTGAAATAGTAAGCGGTTCAGATGGTTCTGCTTTCACTGGCGTTAACAACAACGGATTTACTACCTCACAAGGTAGTTATGGAAAATTTTTACCAGATGTAGGAGTAGCAATCTTAAATGCTTCTGCTTTAGATATAGACGGTACCGAAGGATTAAATTTAGGAACCGAAGTAACTACCGCAGGTACAGAGGAAAATAATAAAAAAGTATTTGATGCAATTGCAACAGGAGCAAGTGGTTCTTTACAGTCTGAAGAAACTGTTTCTTCTAACTTTGTTTTCGTTAGAGTTCGAAACAGTGAATTCAATTACTCAACTAATCCGTCTAACATAACAGGTTCAGGTGAATTGAGACATGATGTAATGATTAACTCTCCACAGGCTTACATTACAACTGTTGGACTTTATAACGATAATAACGATTTGTTGGCTATTGCAAAACTATCAAGACCTCTTTTAAAAGATTTTACAAAAGAAGCATTAATACGAATCAAGCTTGATTATTAATGAATGAGTGCATACAAGAAATTCAACTCTCAAGATGTATATGTAAGCACATATACTGCTAAAAAGAACTGGGTAGTAAGCGGAAGCCAATACTCAGATTACGGAGTTGTTAATATACCAGGTTATAGCGGAAGCGGTGTTTACACAGTATCAGCAAAAAATCTTCATAAAAACTACGATAGAAGATTGGTTTACGAAAGCGTAAATCATTTATACTATAGTGCTTTTGAAAACGGTACAATACAGACTAGCTCTTCTTTCGATAATTTTTTACAATCTTCTTTTAATATAAGCGGTTCAAGAGATTTAAGCGAGGTAATATCAGTTTACTCTTTACCTAAAGGAATTTACGGAACAGCTATTCAACCTAACTCTTTAGAAATTACACCAGAGACCGGCTCAGCTTTTACCGAATATCATGCATTTGATGACTCGGTAGATAGCACCGTTATTTACGCTAATAGTAATTTAGGCTATTCAGAAACTCCTAAGACTATAGAAATAAAAGGCAGATACTACGGTTCAGTACCAAATTGGAAAGCAGGAAGCACAAGAAGAAGACTTGGTAGAGGTCCTGTCACCGATGGACATTCTGAAACTATTATTGATGACGGAGAAGGAAATCTGTTTTATAAAAAGAACTCAGGATATGAGCTTCATCCGACTAAAGTAGGTAATGTAATATATACCCACGGTCAGATTATCCTTGCTAATGATGTAATTGCAAGATACTTTAACAATTATGTAGATGCAGAAATAAAATGGAAATCAACTCATCCTATTTATACATATAACTTCCATTGTAAGTTAAAGGAAAACGAATTTACACATACATTCAATCCTTCAGCTTTGAGTGGTAGTAATGGTGATATCGCTGATAATGTTGCCGGAAAAGAATTTTCTCCGTATATTACTACGATAGGCCTGTATAATGATGCCAACGAACTGATAGCAGTAGCAAAAACTGGTCAACCGATTCCTATACCTAAAGATTCGGATATGACTATAGTAGCTAAAATAGATTTATAATGAGCGAAATTTTTAACAACAATGGAATAACTCTTAGGAGTGAAAAAGCAGCAGCACTTTCATTTAATGAGATGGATCAAAACTTCTCATCATTTTTCTATTCAGCTTCTGCAGTTAGAGTAAACACTACAAACAAATTAAGACTTTTCTATACAGGTTCAGATACTTTAGATAATGGATTTTCAGCTGATCGTTATATGGAAGTACTTCTTCCAGATGCTGCCGAAACTACTACTACTGTAGGATCTTCAATTGCTATTCCTGGTTCTGCTAACCAAATTATGTTCAACACTTTAAATAGTAGTGGTGAAAGTATTTTAGGTGCAAGCGGTAATTTTGTATTTACAAATAATAGTAGAGTAGGTATAGGTCTTAATGACCCTAATTCACCTCTTACTCTTAAATCAACCGACACAGGAATACCTTCTTCTGTTATTATAAGAGCAAATAATAGTGAAGATGAGGTTAATAACACTAAAGGTTATTATGAGGTAAATAGAGGAGAAACAGTACTTTTCAGGCTTGGTAAAACTACACCAGGAGGATCAGGTGAAGGTGCAGACAACACTCACTTGTTTTCAAGATATTCATTAGAGTTAGGATGTACTAATTTTTCTTCATCTCCTAACCGTAAAATGAGAATTAACGGAAGTGGAGTAATAATTGGAGATAATGTTAGCTCAAAAACTTCAGCAGCTTCTCATCTAACTGTTATAGGAGAACTATCAGTTGGTTCACAACAGTCCGCAGCTCAATTAGGGTATATTGGAGGTATAGGTTCTTGTAATCTTGCAAACCTACTACCAACCAATTCAGAAACTAAAGGTGTATTAATTCAATCACCAAAAGGAGCAAAAGGCGGTGTTGTGGCTATAGGATTAAATACTGATGCTACTAAATGCGAATCTTTTAGTGTACTAAGAGGTTGTCAAGGTTGTTTTGACAGTTCTATTGCAACTTTTAGAGCTGACGGTAAAGTAGGAATCGGATTTACTAACCCAAAAGAATTATTCCACGTAGAAGGTAACATTACAGGCTCAGGAAATATTTCAGCAGCAGGAAATCTTTCAATAGATGGAACAGCTACAGTAAGAACAATAGATGCAGGTTCAGCAGCTGATACTAGTGCTCTAGTAACAACAACAGCAGGTGTAGTACAAAAAATAGCAGCAGCACCAGTTCCTGTAGGAGGTATTATAATGTGGTCAGGTAATACAGGTAATATTCCTGCTGGTTGGAAATTATGTGACGGTAATAACGGAACACCTAACCTAACTGATAGATTT